TGAGGTTCCTGAATCCTGTAAGGGATATCAGAATACCTTTCCTGGTTCTATGGATATGAAAGGCCTTGACAAGTGCAGTTCTGGCTTGTTTCGCATCCTCAATGTGAGTCCAGATGGTACTTCTATGGCTCATGGGTTTAAGATGAGGAATCATTTTGTCACCGCAAAGCATTGCTTGGTTGAGGAAGAGGGCGAAGAGGGTTGCTGGGTTGTGGTAGATGATACCATAGTCTGGGCACCCTTGGAGCGTTACTTCCCTGGCCCGGTTGATGATATTGCTGTGTGTATGTGTCCTGATCCTATCCGTCAGCGGAAGAGTCTCGGAGCGCGGTTGCCCGGTGTTCGTGGCACTGCGTATATTCCGAGGTTTGAGCGTGAGGGGAGTGGTGATGTTCATCGCTTCAAGTACACGTTCGCGTCTGGGGCATATGATGATGAGGGAAGCCATTGGATAACGACATATCCTGGAGTCTCTGGGGCTCCTGTAATGGATGCGACTGGTGCTGCTGTGGGTGTTCATGTCGCTGGAGGCATGGCCCACAATTGGTACACTCCTTTCACTAGGGAGATGTTGGCTTTTTGTTAGGGCCCTCTCAACCTCTTTTGGTTGAGGGGGCCATTTGGCCAAAGGGGTATGTTCCCCGCCAAACCTTTGTTGATTCAGTATTAGTTTCCGCTTGTCCTGCTGAGTTTGAAAAGTCCTGTTCTCTTTTTCAGTGGAGCTCTCCGAATTATACAATGGAGGAGCGTGAAGTTCAGAAGTACTCAGATCATGAGCCCTTCTTGGCTGATCCCTTCTTATTTGAAGAAGCTATTGACCTTGTTCTTGAACATATTGAACCATATGTCTCTGGTGCCTGGACTGATCTTGATGACCTGCAGTTGGAACTTACTGGCTCTCCTGGTCGCCCATATAAGTCTTTTGCTCATACTCGTCTCCAATATTTGACCTCACATCGTAGTGAGGTCGAATCTTGGATGGCAGGTGTTGACGCTTCTGACGTGTGGGATTGCTTTGGTAAGCTGGAGGTTCTACCTAAGGAGAAGGCGCGTGCAAAGTGCCGCTTAATTTGTGGCTCTGGCATGCGTACTGCCTTTTGTGGTGCGGCTCTTCATGAGAAGTTCAATCGTAGCATGAGTGACGCTTGGCGCAGTATTCATTCAAAAATTGGGTTTTCAAAATTTCATAGAGGATGGGATGAGTTGTATCAGCTCATTTCAGATGCTGGTACATTTGATGAAGCTGATTGTAAACAGTGGGATAGTGGTATGCATGGCGTACTTTTGTATGCTGTGTATGATCTCCGCGCCCGTTTGGGCGTTTATTCTAGTCAACAATGGAAGCTTTTTGATTCGTTTCTCAACAACTTGGTTTTCTCGACTCTTGTTTTATCGAGTGGTAAATCGTACACGTGTAATTCGGGCAATAAGTCCGGGTCGCCTTGTACTGCACATGATAATACTCTGGGCAATTTAATTTGTCTTGCGTATGCGTGGCTTGCTGTTGGTCGGAATCCATCTGACTTTCATCTTGCACCCATATTGGTTTATGGGGATGATTTGCTCACTGGTAGTTTTGGTGCTGGTTTTTGGGATGAATACAGGAAGTGTGGGGTCAAGTTACCGTCAGATCGTGTGAAGATCTCGCTCCCCATTTCCGAGTGTTCATTTCTTAGTCAGCGCTTTGTGGATTACCACGGAACTTACGTCCCGGAACCAAATGGCTGGAAGTATGTTTATGCAGCTTGCCTTTCTGATTGCAAGATTGAACCGCAGTTGCAATACGAGCGTGTGTGGTCTCTTTGGATTGATGGGTTCTTTTCACCCGTTGAACCAGTGCTCCGCAGGCTCGCTACCATCTGCGCTGATCGTGCAAATCAGAGACGCCCTAGTGCGTATGAAGCCATCCGGCTTTGGTTGTCACTGGAGGTCGATGGGGCAATAAATATTTGCCATGACGAAGAAAAAGTCAGGAAAATCGCCAATGAAAGTAGTTGATGTTGTTGTTGAGAGAGGAGGTCGTAAGCGACG